GGCGTGTTCCACCCGCTACTCATGGAGAGCGCGGTCAAGTTCCAGTCCGAGACGATCATGGAAGTGTTCCCGGCGATGGGTCCGGTCAAAGCCAAGATCATCGGCAAAGAGACGCAAGAGAAGCGTGACTCGGCAGTGCGTGTCACTGATGACATGAACTACCAACTGACCGAGGTGATGAAAGAGTACCGGCCTGAACACGAACGACTCCTACTCTCGCTAGCCCTCGCCGGTAACGCCTTCAAGAAGGTGTACTTCGACCCGTCACTCAATCGCCAGACTGCCATTTATATCTCTGCTGAAGACATCATTGTGCCGTACGGCGCAGCGAACTTGGAAACAGCAGACCGTGTTACGCACCGGATGCGTAAGACGAAGAATGAACTGCGTAAGCTTCAGTACGCAGGGTTCTACCGAGATGTGGATCTTGGTGAGCCGATGCGCGTCATGGACGAGGTTGAGAAGCAGAAGGCAGAGGACCAAGGGTTCTCAGCCAGCATGGACGACCGGTTCCAGCTTCTTGAGATGCACGTCAACATCGACCTGCCGGGATACCCTGACGTTGACAAAGACAACCATGAGACTGGGATAGCCCTTCCATACGTAGTAACCATCGAGAAAGGCACCGGCACCGTTCTGGCCATTCGGCGGAACTGGAGGGAAGATGACAAGCTCAAAGAAAGACGACAGCACTTTGTCCATTACGGATACATACCGGGATTTGGATTTTACTACTTCGGACTTATTCACCTTATCGGGGGACACAGTAAGGCTGCAACGTCACTGCTTCGCCAACTTATTGACGCAGGAACCCTCAGTAATCTCCCCGGAGGACTCAAGTCTAGAGGACTACGAATTAAAGGAGACGATACTCCAATCGCTCCGGGCGAGTTCCGAGACGTAGATATTCCGTCAGGCGCGATCCGCGACAACATCCTGCCACTGCCGTACAAGGAGCCGAGCCAGACTCTTGCTTCGTTGATGGACCGAGTGGTCGAGGAAGGACGCCGTTTTGCTGCGGTGTCGGATCTCAAGATCAGCGACATGTCGTCGCAAGCTCCGGTCGGCACTACTCTGGCAGTGCTGGAGCGTGTTCTCAAGGTCATGACCGCCGTGCAGGCTCGCGTGTACTACGCGATGAAACAGGAGTTCAAGCTCCTCGCAGGCATCATCCGAGACAACACGCCAGATGAATACACCTACGAGCCAGAAGTCGGTGATCGCAAGGCCAAGAAGGCTGACTACGATGATGTAGATGTCATCCCGGTATCTGACCCGAATGCGTCGACGATGTCGCAGAAGGTGGTGCAGTACCAAGCAGTGCTTCAGCTATCTCAAACAGCGCCGCAGCTTTATGACCTGCCGTATCTACACAGGCAGATGATCGAGACGCTGGGCGTGAGAAATGCGGATCGCATCGTGCCGTTGCCGCAGGATGCCAAGCCACGCGACCCCATCACCGAGAACATGGACGTAATGACGGGCAAGCCTGTCAAAGCGTTTATCTACCAAGATCACGAGGCTCACATCGCTGCACACGTGGCGTTGGGCCAAGATCCCAAGATTGCTCAGCAGATCGGTCAAAACCCGATGGCTCAGCAGATTACGGCATCACTGCAAGCGCACATCATGGAGCACATGGCGTTTCAGTATCGCCGCGAGATCGAGAAGCAGTTGGGGGCCAGCCTCCCGCCGCTTCCGCAAGACGACCGAGACGAATACGACCTTTCACCCGAGGTCGAGGTTCAACTCTCGCAGGTTGCCGCCGCTGCGGCAGCACGTGTACTCCAGAAGGACAAGGCCGAGATGCAGGCTCAGCAGGCCCAGCAGCAGGCTCAAGATCCGCTGGTGCAGATGCAAATGATGGACTTGCAGATCAAACAACTTCAGGCGCAAACGAAAGCGCAGCAGATGCAGATGGACTCACAAGTCCAGCAAGCCGAAATCGAGCGCAAAAAGCAGAAAGACATCATGGACGCCGCTGCCAAGGCAGACGAGTTGGAGCTTCGCAAAGCCGAAATCTCTGGCCGACAGCAGCTTGAAGCCGCACGACTTGGCGTGGATATCCAGAAAGACAAGGCCGCCCTCTCTGCCAAGCAGCAGATGGAGGGTGTCCGACTCGGGCTGGAGATCGGCAAGGCGCAGGATGCTGCTGATATGCAGCGTCAATCCATGCAAAAGAACTCGGAGCAACCCAAGAAAAAGGAGGACTAAGTGAGCTATTCAAACGCTCTGGAATACCTTGAGACCAAACTCAAGGAGGAGCGCACATTGATCGTGGAAAACCTGATCCAAGGCAAATTGGCTGAAGGTGAGTACAAAAGGCTATGCGGGGCGTTACAGGGTCTCGACCTCGCAACCGGCTACATCAAAGACCTTGCAAAAAGGATGGAAGAAGAATGAGCAATATCGACGTAGAGAAGACACAGGAAGAGGCTGCCAAGGCCAAGCTCCTGCCCGACCCGAAAGGCTACCGAATGCTGTGTGCAGTTCCGCACGTAGAAGAGGAGTTTGAAGGCGGCATCATCAAGGCAGACAACACCGTCCGAACTGAAGAGCAGACCACCGTGGTTCTGTTCGTCATCAAGATGGGCGACCTCTGCTACAAGGACGAGGCTCGGTTCCCCACTGGGCCGTGGTGCAAAGAAGGCGACTTTGTACTAACCCGTCCGTACTCGGGCACCCGCGTGGTTATCCATGGCCGGGAGTTCCGCATCATCAACGACGACACGGTAGAAGCGGTGGTCGATGACCCCCGTGGTATCCGTCGCGCATAAGGAGTAATCAATGTCTATTGAGAAGGAAGAATTCAAGTTTCCTGACGAAGTAGCGCAGGAAGCACCGGCTGAAAAAGCCGAGGCTGAGCCTGAATTTCAGGTTCAGGTAGAAGACGATACCCCGCCAGAAGACCGAGGCCGTAAGCCACTGCCGAAGGAAGTAGTGGACGAGCTAGAGAAAGATGACCTTGAGGAGTATTCCGAGAAGGTCAAAAAGCGTCTTTCCCAGATGAAGAAGGTCTGGCACGACGAGCGACGTGAAAAGGAACGTGCGTTCCGTGAAAAGGAAGAGGCGCTCCGGTTTGCTCAGTTGCGGGAACAAGAGATCCGTCAGTTAAAGCACCGGCTGGGTAATGGCGAAAAGGCCTACCTGCAAGAAGTCACCAAGGCGGCTACCAATGACTTGGCTACAGCCAAGGAGCGTTTGAAGCAGGCTTATGAGGCTGGCGATGCCGAAAAGATAACCGATGCACAAGAAGCCCTGACGGAAGCAAAGTTTAAAATTAAACAGTACGAAAACTTCCGACCCTCTTTACAAGAAGAGGACACAGGTGTACAACAAACCCAACAGTACCAAGTGCCCCCGGCACCTCAACCCGTCATCGACCCAAAAGCCGAGGCGTGGAAGGAGAAAAATCCGTGGTTTGGCACAGACGAGGAGATGACCGCCCTCGCTTTGGGACTGCACGAAAAATTGGTCCGGTCTGGAATCGATCCGCGTAGCGACGATTATTACGACCGAGTTAACACGACGATGAGGAAGCGTTTTCCGGAGGCATTTGAAGATGCTGAGGAAGAGCGGACTCAAACGAAGGAGGCTGAAAAGCCTGCTCGCACAAAACCAGCCAATGTGGTTGCACCGGTCACACGGTCATCAGGCCCTCGTCAGATACGTCTGACGCCGACTCAGGTAGCCCTAGCCAAAAAGCTGGGACTGAGTAATGAGCAATATGCCCGTGAATTAATGAAACTGGAGGCTAACTAAAATGGCTGAAAACAGACTCGCACGTGAACTCGATAGTCGAGAATCCGCGCAGCGCAACAAAACTTGGACCCCGCCTCAGACGCTACCGGCACCAAATCCGCAGCCGGGTTGGGTCTTTCGATATATCCGGACCAGTATCATGGGCACTGCTGACCCATCGAATACCTCCGCAAAGTTTCGTGAAGGTTGGGAGCCTGTAAAGGCCGAAGATCATCCGGAACTGATGCACCACTCCGATCCGAATTCCAAATTTAAAGGGAACATCGAAATCGGAGGTTTGTTGTTGTGTAAGGCACCGGAAGAGCTAATGAAGCAGCGTGATGATTATTACGCCCAGCAAGCAAAGGCTCAGATCCAGTCCGTAGACAATAACTTTATGAGACTGAACGACGAACGGATGCCGCTGTTCAATGAACGCAAGTCCAGTACCTCGTTTGGTAAAGGTAAATAACTTTCTTTTTTGGAGTAACAAATGGCTTATCCTTCCGTTGACAAGCCTTATGGCTTGAAGCCGATCAATCTGATCGGTGGGCAGGTGTTCGCCGGTTCAACTCGTCAGCGTCGTATTGCTTCCAATGCCTCAAGCATTGGTTATGGCGACCCGCTGAAGTTCGTGAACGACGGCACTGTTGCTGTGACAACCGAAACGACGACGGCTCCGGCCACCGGCTTTGCTGGTGTGTTTTTGGGCTGCACGTTCGTTTCTTCTGTGACGGGTCAACCGACCTACTCGCAGGCTTGGATCTCGGGCACTTCGGTCAAGGCCAACACGTACATTGTTGCGTATGTGGCTGATGATCCGGACACCCTGTTCAAGGCTGTTGGTGTGACGGCTTCGCTTGTGGTTTCAACCACGGGGGGTTTCACGTATTCAAGCGTTGGCTTGAACGCGGCTCTTGTGGCGAACACGTTGGACACGACTACGAACGATTCCCAGCAGGGTCTCCTCGTTTCGTCGGCTAACACCACGGCTTCGTTGCCGGTCCGTATCGTTGATGTGGTTGAGGACACGGCGTTCGTTTCGAGCGGTACGGTCTACTACCCTGAAGTCATCGTCAAGTTCAACGCTCCGTACGTTGACTCGGGCGTGATCACGGGCGGCCACGCTTATAACAACCCGGTCGGCCTGTAATAGGAGTTCTGAAACATGGCTATTTCACGTGCACAATTACTCAAAGAGCTCCTGCCGGGCTTGAACGCCCTGTTCGGTCTTGAGTACAAGCAATATGGTGAGGAGCACAAGGAGATCTACGATACCGAGACCTCCGAGCGTTCCTTTGAAGAAGAGACCAAGCTTTCTGGTTTCAGCGCCGCTCCGGTCAAGGCCGAAGGT